CAGCTGTGGGATATCAGGAAGGGCTGGTGTGGATACAGAGCTACCAATAATACTAGCACGAAGCAGTAGCGCCTTCTTAGTCATAGCTAGCTGCCTGTCATACGCTGGCATTTCTTCTCCTACTCAGACGACGGAGCGTAGGGGTTATACTGTGCACGGTTAATACCGTACGCGGACATTGCAAGGTTCTGGAGAGCAGACTCGTTAAGACCAGAGTTAGTCTCTCTGTTCTTCTCAATCAGCTTGCGGGCGAAATCAATAGCGTTAGGGCTATTGGCATCAACCTGCTGAAGAAGCGCCATAGCCTTATTAGCGGCCTGTGCATCTCCACCGAACACCTGGTTAGCTGTGGAGAAAACCTTGTCCCCATTGGGGGTCATCTGCCACATCTTATACTGGTCACCAACACTCTTACTAGCAATGTTGGCTGCGTTAAGAGCTGCGTTCTTCTGAGCATCAAGCTGACCCTGATACTGCATCTTCTGCATCTCAAAAGCTTGATCAGCCTTGTGCTGGTACGCAGACATCAGAGCGTTTGCTTGATTCTGCTGCATCGACAGATACTGTGCAGACATCTGCTGTGCAAGTTGAGCTGCACTCTGGCCTTGCTGCGAAAGAGTATTGGCACGAGTACTACCAATATTGGTGAGCCTGTCTTCCACAGCCCGGTTGTTAACTTGACGAGCATCGTTGCCCGCGAAACCAGCAAGGTTCTTCTGAGTACTATTAAACTGCTGAGCGTTAGTACCGAGCTGAGCAGCAAGCTGCTGTGCGTTCTGTCCACTGACTCCGCTAAGGTTCTTAGCAAATGCAGCGTTGCCAACTACCTTACTATAGACGTCTGGCGCAGCAGACTGTACCCCTGCATTCTGCAGAAGCTGTTGAAGCCTATCAGTAGCAGCAGTAGTATTAGCATCAATATTACTGGCCGTTCCTGCATACGTGTTACGAAGATCCTGACCTTCGTGCGCAACACGAGTACCAATCGCATTGTTCTCCTGACCAATGCTACTAGCCAAACCTGCATACATACCCTGAATCTGCTTATCATTGGTCGCTCCTCGATTGAGGGCGGCCTTTTTTTGTGCCTCAAGCTCGGTGAGGACTGGCTTGTATGCACCAGCGATAGCAGAGTTAGCATCTCCAGTAAAGTTCGGAGAAGGCCCGCCAGTAAGCTGAGCCATCAAGCTAGCAATATCAGGCCCGGCAGACTGAAGACTACTAACGTAGTTAGGGTCAGGAGTAGCAGTCTGAGTTGCAGGATCATAATTAAAGTAATCCCGGCTAGGGTCTGGAGTATAACCAGTAGCCGGAGCCTGCTTTGGAGTAGCCGGGAGAGAATAGTTCAGGTCGCCGACAGCTCGACCCACAGACGGTGTAGATTTAGTTTTCTTGGTTGCCATATCACACCTTCAAGGTCAAGGCTCGGCGGTTAATAGCTTCTTGCTTAGCGCGCTGCTGAGCCAAAGCCTGCTCGGCATTATAGTTACCAAACTGCATCTGCTGGTTCGTGTAGTCATTCACAATGTCGCCAGATGCCTTACCGTACAGGCCGCTGTGGAACATTCCACGACCTGCAAAGTCATTAGTATTATCGTAAATAGACTTATCACGATTAACACCAAGGTCGTGCACATTCTGTCCGTATGCTACCTGGTACTGGTTAGCATCCGCACCCATTTGCGCCTGATAATCTGCAAGAGCCTTGTTAATAGCAGCCAACTGAGATTGATAAGTAGTATCAGAACCAAGATACTGATTAACAGGATCGACAGGGGCAGGAACAGCAGGATTAGCGGGGCCACCAGTAGCAGGGTTCGTGTTTCCAACTCCACCAGGTTTACTCCCTCCAATCGTAGGCTTGTTAATAGCTCCTGTGGGAACAGGCTTAGTAGATGCAGGCTTAGCAAGATAAGCCTTAACTGCTGCAGCCTTAGCAGCATCCATCTGCTTCTGCATTGCAGCCTTCTGTGCAGGTGTAAGAATCTTCACATTGGGTGCAGGCTTTACCACAGGCTTAGGGGCCACTACCGGCTTAATACTAGTTCCGACAACACCAGTGTTGCTAGTTCCAAGAGCCATTAGAGGACCCTCATAACACTAGGATTAGCCATCGCGCCACCTTGAGCGTTACGCATAGCGTTCATCATTGCCTTCTTACGGGCCTTAACCTTGAGGTCCCTCTCAATATAGCCTGTGGGGTCCACAGGGCCTATCGTGGGTTGCATAGTTTGGCCAGCCCCGTAGCGCTTAGCACCAGCAGCGTAGGCCCTGAATCCTCCCCCACCAATGTCAAATGGCGTCATTGCAAAGCCCCTTCCGACTTGCTCTGAGGCGACTGCTTCTTCTTAATAGCCACAACAAGGTGATGAATACTACTTGTAGCTGTGTGGTTGAAGTTCGGAAACGACACCTTAAACTGTACCCGTGTGAATCTGATACTACGCTGAGCCTTGATATACTTACGAAGAGGAGCATCGATAATAACAGTATTATCCACAGCACCTCCAATTTCCGTCTGCTGAGCCCATGTAAAGTCATCGAGAACATTCCAAGGGATGAGCGCAAGTTCTCCCCAAGTCTTCTTCCCGGAGAAGTTATACGGGATAAGGCTCATGAAAATGCTGGTACTACCAGATGAAGACGTAGCAATAACGTCAGCACCCCACCACATAAGACGCTTGAATGCAGACGGAGTATCAAAAGAAAACATCTTAGTTACGATGGTCGGATCTGCCTGTACGTAATCCACAGGCACTGCAGCGTCCCACGGGCCGTCGTACAAGGCCAACAGAGGGGCAGATCCGGCTCCGGGAGTGCTGGTGTTAAGACCAGCATAGTACAGCGTGTACCCCTTTGTCCTGGTGTACTGCTCGATCCCGAACCACTTTCCTGTGGGAGGGATGGCCCACTCAGTCCACGTACGAGTAAGTGGGTAGTAGACATATGTCTTGTTCTTAAACTGAACAAGAATTCTATCTCCCACAGTAGACAGAACACCCTTATCCACAAGAGTAGCAACGTCTGTGTTCTCGCGGTTGATGTCTACCTTGACGTTCACCCTAGTATAAGTATAGCCATTAACAGCATACATATACTGCAGGTCAAGCACGTAGATAATGTTCTCATGTTGTGTCACCGCCTGTGGGCTAATAGCCCCAATGGTTTCACTAATTGCTTGCAGGGACCCCCGAGCAGGATCACTATCAAAGCTGAGAACCCAGGTGCTAGAATCCTTAAAGATATAAAGACTGTTAACACCTGCAACAATAGTCTGCATTACCTGACCATCACCTGGTCCAACATCAATAAAATCAGATGCAGACCAAGTACCAGGAACACCGACATTACTAAAGCTCAGGCGAGAAGCTAAAGTACCACTGGCAACCCACAGACGCTCCTTGAATACCTCCACAGCAGTTCCGGCGGGGATAGTTCCCACAGCGCTAAATCCTGCTGCAATACTCCACGAAGCACCGCCCGCTGTGGTTTTAACGATCCACAACTTATCTCCGTACTGAACGGCATCCATAGCATTGCCAAATCCAGCACCACCGGATACAGCAGTCCAACCTGCACTAGTGATAGTACCTGAGTTATCTCGATATACCAGGTCTGTATTATTAACACAGGCGAGAGTATAACTGTTAGATGAGGTGATCAAAACACCCAGGATGCGCAGTTGCTTAGTATCCACAACTGCAGAACTAGTCATCCTGAATACTGCTGGACGGGTAACTAGCGTACCGTCTACGGTGTAGTCGAAATCCACACAGGTATAGAGCTCGTTATCTGCAATAGTATCGGCGACCCCAGTAGCATTATTAAGGCCACCCAAGAAAGGGCCAAGGGTTATCTCTGAGGCGCCACTAGCCATTAGAGGTCCCAACTCCCGTCTTCATCAGTGAAGGTAATACTCGGGTATGAAGTCTCGCTAACATTACGTCCACGAGAATCCGCAAGCTCTTCCTTGCGGTGCTCTCGCATGACCTGAGAAGAACTCAGGTCATCATCGAGCTTATATGCCTGCTCCATACAGTAAGCTAGCAGTGTGTCATACATAGTATCCGGGATAACAAGAGGATCGTTAACCACAGATACCACAGGAGGGTACGCAGAGTAGTAAATCTTAATAGTTACATTATTCTCTCGTGGAGCAGGGAAAAGAACCAGATCGCCAGCGTATTCATACCACACTGCAGGCATAGTAAGGTTAGGGTCCATAGTATTAGCGTACTTAGCATAATTCTCTTGAAAACTAGAGAACGAAGTATAGTCCACAGGCACCCCATTATACTGGAGTGCATCAATAGCTACAATCTTAGCTGTGGAGAAAGGATAAGTATCCTGTCCTGCCACAGATGGAGAAGTAGCTGTGGACTTATAGAATCTGCTCTCCGAAGCGATAGAGAGTTGACCCTCGTTGATCCAACGCACAATGTCCGCGTCAGAAATCTGTGTGCCGGACTCATCACCAAACTGCCGCTTCACGTGAGTTAGCACATCTTGTACCAGTTTAGTACTTGGCTGTACTCCCATTATGTGTACAGCACCCCATCATGCCTGTAGTAGTTCTTACCCTTAAGAACACTCTTAGCAAAGTCACGCTTCATTTCAAGCTCTTCTTCACGAGCCTTAAGTTCCACAGCTCGCCGAGCATTCTCTTCTGCCTCTAGCTTATTAGCCAGATCAGTACCATTCCTGGCGTTATCATTCATCCACAACCACGCAATAAGGTTGTGATTAACATCTTCAGTACGTAGCTTTCGAACCACATACTGACGACCAAATGCGGTATGAATAAGAGCATAAGGAAATTCTTCATCCAGTGCTCTGTCCTCTGGCGGAACCCACGCCAAGAACAAGTCAGGATCATAATCCTGAATTACCTCAGCCACTCTTTGATGATCCTGAGACAGCGCATAGCCATCTTGAATAATAGCAATAGTCATTCTATCTCCTAATGGCCCACGCCGGGATCAGCGGGGGGCCCTCAAGGGACGGTCGGGTGGGTTGCAGT